TGCGCGGCACGACCATCGGCACACCGTGAGCATCGGCACGCCCGTCGCGCTCACGGTCGGCGGCGCCAACGCGCAAGGCTCGGCAACGTCGCTTGTCCGCAGCGACCACACGCACGCCATGCCGGGGCTCGTGACGACCGGCGTCGACGGCTTCGCTTCGGCTGCAGACAAGACCAAGCTCGACGGCGTCGAGACCGGCGCGCAAGTCACGTCTTTTGCGCGTGTCCAGACCGCGCTTGCCGCTGCGAGCTCGCCGGTAAGTTTCAATGCGCAGAAGCTAACGGGTGTCGCCGACCCGACGGCAGCTCAAGAGGTTGCGACTAAAGCGTACGTAGACGCCATTGCATCGGGGCTCGACATCAAGGCGTCGTGCAGGCTTGTCGCCACCTCAAACCTGCCTGCCCTATCAGGGACTCAGACTGTCGACGGATTCACGACAGCGCCCGGCGAGCGTGTGCTCGTCACCGCCCAAGCTGTCGCCGCATCCAATGGCATCTACCTAACCAGTTCTGGCACATGGCTTCGCACAACAGACGCCGACGTATCGGCCGAAGTCACGTCCGGTCTCTATACGTACATCACGGAGGGCACCGCGAACGCCGACAGCGGTTGGGCGCTCACCACCAACGACCCCATCATTCTCGGCACAACGCCCCTCGTGTTCACGCAGGTCTCCGGCGCCGGGCAAATCACCGCCGGCGCTGCGTTGACGAAGACGGGCAACGTGCTCGACGTGGCAGTGCACGGCGACGGCTCGATTGTCGTCACCGCTGACAGCCTGCAGCTCGGCGTGATTGCGACCGATGCGCAGCACGGCGCGCGCGCCGGCGGCACTACGCACGCCGCGGTTATCGCCGGTGGGGCATCCGGTTTCATGACCGGGCTCGACAAGACGAAGCTCGACGGCGTCGCCGCGAGCGCGGCTGCGCTCACCGGCACGGCCCCGGCAAACGTCGGAACGACCGCAGCTGTCGGCGTCGGTACGACCGCCGCTCGAAGCGACCACGTGCACGCTCACGCCGCGCAGACCGACGGCACGCTGCACGCGGCTGCGACAACGAGCGTCGCCGGCTTCATGGCGGCCGCGGACAAGGCGCGACTCGACTCTCTCTCGGCAAGCTTCAAATCCTCCGTGCGTGTCGCGTCCGTCACGAATATCCCAAACATTCAGATCCCCGGCATGCAGCCGAATACCATCGACGGTATCGCGCTCGCCGTAGGGGATCGCATCCTCTACAAAGATGCATCGGCGTCGAGCGAGTGGAGGCACGGCATCTATTACGTGACTGTCGTGGGCACCGGCTCGGACGGCACGTGGTTGCGCTCGACTGAGTCGGACGCTACCGGCGAGCTCGTCACCGGCTCGGTTGTGTACGTCGCAGAGGGTACGCATGCGGGCCAATGGTGGCAACTCACCACGCTAGGCACAATCAACCTAGGCGCCACGCTGCAGACTTGGGCGCAACACACCGCGGCGCTCGGCACCGACGCGCAGCACGGGACGCGTGGCGGCGGCTCGCTGCACGCCGCTGTCATCGCTGCCGGTGCATCCGGCTTCATGACCGGGAGCGACAAGACGAAATTGGACGGCATCGCGACAAGTGCCGCGGCCGTTGCGAGCACACAACCGCTAGCTGTCGACGGCAGCACTGGCAACGGCGGCGTTGCAACGACAGCATCGCGCGTCGACCATCGGCACCAGGTCACCACCGGATCGCCGGCGGCGCTCACCGTTCCGGGCACCGCCGCCGACGGCACGAGCAACTCGCTCGCACGCGCCGATCACAAGCACGCCATGCCATCCGCAGGCACGCCTGTTGCACTCACGCTCGCCGGCGCCAACGCCCCCGGCAGCGCAGCAACGCTCGCGCTTAGCGACCACGTGCACGCGCTGCCGGCGACTTCCGCGCCCGCTGCGCTCACCGTCGGCGCCGCGAGCTCGGCCGGCGCCGCTGTCACCATCCCACGCTCCGACCACGTGCACGCCATGCCGGGGTTGGCGTCGATATCGGTGGATGGATTCTTTGCCGCCACCGACAAGGTGCGACTCGACTCAATGGCGAGCGGCGCCGCCGCTTTGTCGAGCACCGCGCCCAATACCGTCGGCACCGCAAACGAGATAGGCGTCGGCACAACTGCCGCTCGTCACAACCACGTGCACGCGCACGGCTCTCACAGCGACCAGACCAACCACGCCGTGGCCACCGGCTCACTCGCCGGATTCATGGCGGCCCTGGACAAATTCCAGTTCGACATCATGCGGGAAGGTGTCGCGTGGGCGATAGCACCTACGCCGACCTCGCCAACCGCCGGATCGATCGCCGTGCTGCAAGGGCCCGGACCTCTCAGCGTTACCTTCCCGGCATCGCCCGGTAACGGTGACACTATCACCGTTGTATGCGTCCCCAATACGCCATTCACTTGGACCGTATCAGCATCCCCTAAACTGCTGCGCGACCCGCTTGGCACCCGAGCTGCGGCCACGTCCCTCGCGTTCACGAGCGGCGATGGCAGCATCACATGGACATACTGTGTCAACTTAGGCACATGGGAGATTCAAGAGGCTTTCCAGCTCACCCAGCTCGCGAGCGACCCAGCCACGAACGGATTCCGGCTCGCGCCGACCGCTGACGACAGCGTGCCAGGCGATGGTACGTTTTCGACCGTTTACCTTGCCGCCGTGCGCGGCAACCGGTTGGCCTTGTATGACACGCCGACAGCTTCTTGGCGGCTCTACACGCCGTCATCCGTGAGCTATGCCGTGACGGGGCGCACCGCGGGTCTGCCGTTCGACGTCTTCGCGTACCAGACCGCCGGCGTTGTTGCGCTCGAAGTGGTGAACTGGACAACGGCAACGCCCGGCGCTCGCGCTACTGCGCTCACGATGGTCGACGGCGTCTGGACAAAGTCAGGCGACAGCTCCCGCCGCTATCTCGGCACAGTGCGACCGCGCAGCGCGACGACCTACCAAATCAAGCGATTCGCGACCGATCAGGGTAGCGCCGGATCCATTGGGCCAGGTGGCATCGACATCTGGAACGTGGACAATCGCAAGCCCGTCGCCGTGTCTATCCGCTCGGCCGGCAGCGACTACACATACAACACGGCTTCGTACCGCCAAGCCGGCGGCAGTGTGCAGTGTCAGATCGACACGATCGCCGGACTACCCGCGACCGACAGTATAAACCTCGTCGTCACGAGCGCCGTCTCGAGCAGTGACGCAGGCACAGGTGGCAAAGCAACCGTGGCCATCGGCGTCAACAACACCACGCAAGACGGCATCCGCACGGCACCGTCAGTCTTTTCGGCCCTCGGACGCGTCGAGCTATTCGCTGCGCTAAACGGCACCGTACCGCTCGGCGTTACGGCCTATCTGTGGCTCGAGCGTGGCACCGGCGCCGGCACTAACACGTGGGCGGGTAACTCAGACAGCTCGACCAACCACCCCGGCATGCTTGCCATCGTCATGTGTTAGCGCGAAGGGGAAGGTCGTGACGGCGACGCATACAACACTCCACACACGCAACTACGAGGTGCCGCCGTGAGCTGCCCAAGCTGGCAAACGAGCCCCGCAACCACGACCATCAACCTCTACCCAGCGTCTGTCATCCTTCGCGTCGCCATCGGCGCATCGGTCGGCCTTCGCTTGACCGCGACCACCGCAGACGGCGCAGCGTTTGACCTGGCACCCTACACCGTCACCGCCCCGTTCTCGGGCAAGCATGGGCCCGTGCCGCCGCTCGCCGGTTGGGCGGTCACCGTCGAAGATTCAGCCGTGCTGCTCACGCTCTCGCCGGCCGACACCCTGACACTAGCGCCCGCCGGACTGTCCATCACTTGGCATTGGGACGTGTGGCTGTCAAACACGCTCGCGCCCGAGCGCTTGCTCTACGCGCATGGCGACCTCAGCCTGCTCACACCGTGAGGTAAACACATGGCGAGTCAACGATGCACGGTCACCGTCTCGGCTCAACCCGCGGGAAGCCCCGGGCCAATCGGGCCGACCGGCCCAGCGGGCCCGCCGGGCGCAACCGGCCCAGCGGGCACGGGGGGCATACTGTCGCCATATCTCACGCCGCCGCTCGTGCCAGCTCCGTTCAATGACGAGTTCGACAGCGGTTCGCCAGCACTCGAAGCGCGCGGATGGCAAACTTTCAACTCTGTCAGCGGCGTCGCTATGACCCGCTTAGGCGACGTCACGACGCAGGTACCCACGCTCACCGGCTCGCAATATAACTCGACGCTGGTCGGCGGCGTGCTCCGCGTGCAGGCGACGAGCGGGATGATGGTGCTCAAGCCCGTCACCGCACCGCTGCAGGTCGCAGCTCGGCTGGGTGACCCGCTCGTGAGCGCAAATCACTACGTCACGCTACAGCTGACAACATACAACACCGCGCTCAACGCCACGTGCGAGCGCGTGACGTCTGGATACGCGTGGGGCAAACACGTCTACGCGACCATGTACGAAAACCAGTTCTGGTACACGGAGCGCCAAGCGGTGCCGCCCGCGGGGATTTCGCAACAGGTCTTCATGCTCGAAGTGCAACACCCGGGTGCGTCTTGGGATTGGCGTAACGCCGTCGTCGACGCTACGTCGGGCCGCATCACGTGGCTCGACCTTGCACCGGTGAACATGCTTTCGGCGACGCCGAGCTACGCGGGTTTCGAGGTGCTCACCGCGCCCGCGCGGTACTCGTGGGTCGAGCTCGACTTCATACGTCAATACCCCTACGGGTCTTGGTTTCCAGCGTGAGGTGATGCAATGGCCGCCGACGAGTTCTGCGAACTAACAGTCGTTGTGTCACCCGCCGGCAGCCCCGGTCCGGCCGGGCCAGCGGGCCCGCAGGGTGACCCCGGGCCGGTCGGACCCGAAGGGCCACAAGGCGACGTGGGCCCGCAGGGTCCACAAGGCGAGCCGGGCACGGGCGGCGGCGGTAGCGTGGCGATTCCTCTGTCCAACAAAAACATGACAGCGGCGGTCACCAGTGCGCCGTACATGCTGGCATGTGCAACGCCGCTTGCTGTGACCCCCGCTGCAGACGGGTACCTGCACGTGTTTGTAAACGGTGTGGCGTATGCGATTGGGGATGCGCTGCGGACAAGCGATTTTTACTTTTCGGCGGATGCTGGCACCACCCCCCGGGCGATCGCGAACCTGACAGCGGGCGACTTGCTGTACCAGGGCAGCGGGCTCCCGTTTAGCCTCGATACCACTGATGTGATTACATACCTAACACTCGCGACGCCGTGAGCACGCTATGCCTATCAAGCTGAAGCAGATCGATATACCACCCGGGACGACCACCACAGCGGTGGTGGATGGCGCGCTGCTAACCGGCACCGAAGCGGCCGAGCTCATCGCGGGCGTGGACGGGACCAACCACGCGCAGTTCATCGCTACGGAAGCCGATGGCCGAGTGAAGATCTCAGACGGCGGCATGCCGTTGCGGATATCGGTGCCGTCCGTGGCAGATACAGGCAACAGCACCGCGACGCCGTTGCCCGGCGGGGGTGTTTTCACGGGCGCCGCGGTGTTCGTGCAAGACTACGCAGCGATCGGCGTGCATGTGTTTGCGAACGTGGGCTCAGCCGTTGACGGGCTGAAAATGCAGTGGTCCACGGACGGCGTGGTGTGGAGTGAAACGCTGGCATTTACGCTGCTGCCGAGCATTGCAGGCTCCTATACGGTCGGACCGCGAGCTGCGTATTTCCGCGTCGTTTTCACGAACGGTGGCACGGCACAGACTACGTTCCACATACAGACCATCCTGCATTACACGGTGGTACGGACCGGCACGACACGAATTTCAGATGTCACCAGCCCCGAAGCCGATGCGACGACCGTAAAATCCGTTATCACAGGCAGAACGACGCAGGGCGGCGGCGGATATGTCGATGTCAAGGTGACCCCTTCGGGTGCCGTTGCCGTCGACGGCACGGTCACTGTGTCGAATCTACCAGCTTCACCAGCTGGGCCTGCCGCGGCGTCTGTCGCCAGCGTTGCGGCGTCGGTCACTAGCGTTACGCTGCTCGCTAGCAACGCGCTACGCAGGGGTTCGACGGTGCAGAACGACTCCGCGTCAGCGCTGTACTTGAAGTTAGGCAGCGCCGCTTCAGCCACCAGCTACACGTGCCTGGTGCCAGCTGGCTCCTACTATGAGACGCCGTACGGTTACACCGGGATCATCACTGGCGCATGGGCCTCGGCAGTGGGTGCCGCGCTAGTCACGGAGGTTGCATAACATGCCGCTCTATAATCCGCCGGCTACCGAAGGCCCCATGGGTCCGCCGGGCCCGCAAGGCGAGCCGGGCCCGCAAGGGCCGCAGGGCATACCGGGGTCGGGAGGCGGGGGCGGTTTTAGGGTGGGCTATTTGGTAGCCGGTACGTATTCGTATGTAGTGCCAACCGATTACATCGTGACAGGGATATGGATTGCGCCCGGTGCGGGCGGCGGTTCGGGCGGTTCGGGCGGAGGCGGCGGCGCAACCTCGCCCAACACCTCGGGCGGCGGTGGTGGTGGTCGCGGTGGGCCAGGCGGGTCCTGTTCGTTAGTGAACGCCCCCGTAACGCTCGCGGCGGGGGAATCGCTTACGATCGTGGTGGGGGCTGGTGGAACTGGTTCCGCGGGCGGTGCGGGCGGCAACGCGGGCGCGGCGGGGTCGGCAAGCACATCCTCCGTAGCGGGGTTGCCATCAAGCGTAACTGCACCCGCGGGGTTAGTGGTGATGACAGGTCCGCCGGTCAACAACCAAGCCGCTGCGACGCCGGGCGGCAGCACGGGCGGCGCATCTGGTGGAGCGGGTTCCACCTCGACGATCGGCGTGAACTTCAGCGCTCACTGGCCCTACCCACAAACGCACGCACTGGCAGCCAACAACGGCGGCGCGGGTGGCACTGGCGTAGCGAACGGGCTCGCCAGCATTAAGGTCGTCTTTCCGACCTTGACCACGTCACAAGGGCTTGGCGCGCCCGACTGGGTTATCACCGCGGCGCAGCAATCAGGCGGGACGGGTGGCGGCGCCGGTGGCGGTGGTGGCGGTGGCGCGGGCGCCAACGGGATCCCATCCTTCTACGGTTGGGAGTCCCGATTACTCGGCGCCTTCCCACCGCAGACCGGCCCCGGCTCAGGCAACGGCGGCGCAGGCGGGACGGGCGGTCTGGGCGCAGTGGCGGGTGCTAACGGTAATGACGGCTTGCCTGGTGGTGACGGTCAGTCCGGCAGCATGGGCCGCGGCGGCGGCGGCGGTGCGGGCGGCGGCGGCGGTGGCGGTGCACCATCGGGATTCGTAGCGGGTCGTGGCGGTGCAGGCGGTGCAGGCGGCAGGGGTTCGGACGGCGCTGTGATACTCGAGGTGAGGCCCGTGAATCCGTCCCCGCCCGTTTTCGACTGATTCAGCCGTCGTCAGCCTCGAGTTGCATCATCACGCAGCACACCCGCGCCCCGTCGCCCCGGCTCACGACGAGCTCACCCGCGAAGCCCCCGCGCGACCACACGCGCACGAGTTGCGCCGACAGATAGACGCTCCGCGAGCTATAGCCCGGCCGCTAGAGCCCGCAAGGCACCAGACGGCGCACACCGTGCGAAATCGCCAGACATTGGACCCAAAAACTCACTTGGCCTAGTGGCCATATCCGCTGGACATGCGGCCGCGCTAGCAGCAATGCTCGGTCGAATGGAGCCGTCATCATGCCCGCTCGCGTCCGATGGTGATACGCACGCCAGCTACATCGAAGCCGACGCCGAGCTGCGCGCCGCAGGGTACCGCTATTCATTCGAGTGCAGCCACTGGTGTCACCCGACGCGCGCGCCGGCGCACATTCGACGCGTACGCGCGACCGGCAGCCGCAGTCGCCAGGTGACGCGCTACGTCATCGTGTATGCGGCGGCCGGCTAGCGCTCGCCGTCGGCGCACCTTCGAGCACGCACCGAAGATGCTCGAGCAGCTCGAGCGACGCACACCCACGGTCCACCGTCATGCGCCCGTCGACTACGCGCAGCGCGCCGGCCGCGAGCGTAGGCCGCACACCGCGCGGCGACGGCATGCGACCGAGCACCAACCACCGCCGCTCGACCTCGCCGCGCCGCAGCTTCGGCAGCGCGTCGAGCAACAGTGACCGGCCGTAGGGCAGCGGAAAGCTAAGCGTCGCGCTCATCGCCCTACCCTACCAACGGGAGCCCCAGCTGCGCACCGCTGCCGGGCTCGACCGCCGCCGGCGAGCACTTGGCGAGCGGCCGGAGCTTGCCGCCATCGGCCGAGCTCGCGATAATCACGGCCCACAGTCGAGCCCGCAGCCGCGCCCCGGGACGCTGCACGCCGCGCTCGACCATCGACAGCGTGTCGACCGTGCAGCCGGCGAGCCGCGCCAGGTCGCACAGACGCATGCGCCGGCCGCTCGGCAGCCGCTGCAGATGCCGCCATCGGCGAATCTCGAGCCCCTCGCACTGCACACCGCGCCGCTCGAGCTGCTCAATCGTGAGTTCCATCGGGCACCCATCAGTCTACCGAAGCATCGGTGCGCCAGTGCATCGATGCTTCGGTGCACTGGTATACCACACGTCGGACATAAGCGCCGCCCGGCCCGAGTCCAGGGGCTCTACACCGCCGGATACAGCCGCCTAACGTCGCTTGCGCGACGCCAGCTCGTTACGCGCAATCCACTCCTTCGCAGCCGTCTCGGCCGCTTCGGATGCGCTCAGGTCGAGCGCGTCGGCCCGCTCGCCGAGCCGCTCGAGCGTCGCCGTGGTGAGCAGCGCGGCGCCGCCGCCGAAGAATCGCTCGAGCGCATCCGCGACGACGGTCGACATCTCGATACGACGGCTCGCGCAATGGGCGCGCAGCTTCTCGCCGATCGCCTTGGGCAAGTAGCTCGTGACCCGGTCGAGCTCAGCCTTGCGCCGCCGGTGCACGAGCCCGCGCGCCGAGCCCTTGACGCCGGTGGGCTTGTCGACGAGCTCGAGCGCCAGGTCGTCGACGCCCGAGCCCGGGATTGCTGTTTGTCGCGCCGAGCGCGGCGATGCCATCGGACGCGACTTCATGAGCGCACCTCCACCGGGCGCAAGCCCTTCCGGGTCGACGCTGCGGCGCGCTTGGGTATGCCGCCGTCCGCAAGCTCTTCGAGCTCGTTGGCGAGCTCACGCACCTCGCGAGCTGCCTCGCTCATCGGCGCGTATTCGGTGACGCCGAGCCCGGCCGCAAACGCATAGGGATAGTCGACGCGGTCACAGCACCGCGCTTCGAGCGTCGGCAGTCCGACTTCGGCGATCGCGGCCGCGGCATGTCGACCCATCACGGTTTGCCCCTTCCACCGCGTGAGCAGCGCCACGGTGACGCACGCCGGGCGACGCCTCATCTCAGCCTGCACAAGCGCGGCCGTATCGTAAAGAGCCCACATCTCTTGCGCTTGCGAGCCCGTCGGAACGACTACGAGGTCCGCCATCGCGACGGCGGCCGCTTGCACTTCGGGTTGGCGTGGGGGCGTGTCCAGAATCACCAGGTCGAAGCCGGCGCCGACCTTCCGCAACTGCTTCGCGAGCGCCGCCGCCGGCATCGCTCGCACCACTGGCGCGTTATCTAGATGGCCCAGCTCAGACGCGAGACCAAGCCACGTCACCACATGGTGTTGTGGGTAGTCAGTGTCGACGATCAGCACGCTCACGCCGCGCGTGCGCCATTCGACGCCGAGCGACACGGCTGTAGTCGTCTTGCCGACTCCGCCTTTATGGTTTGCGATAGCAACGGTGTAGCTCATAGGCACTAGCCGTAGCGCTAGAGCCCGCGAGCGTCAATGCTACTGTCGCTCGGCGCATCTGGCGACCGGTGTACCGGTGCACAAGAGCATCGGAACGTATTGACCCGGGTCGATGGTTCGGCCGACACTAGATTCATGAGCGCTCGAAGCAGCAAAGCCACGGAAGGCCGAGAGGCGACCGAAGTGACGAACACCACGCTAACGCCACGTCGCGCCGAGCTGCGCGAAAGCATGCGCGCCGGTGTCGTCGAGCTTGAGCGGCAAGCGTCTCGAGCGCTTCGAGACGATGTCGTCGGAGGTGTGATGCATCCGGATTGCGTCCGCGCCCGGGTTGGGCGAAGGTCTCGCATGCTCGGTTTTCAATGCATCCGTGCGCCATACCCGGAGGTCGCGTCGACCGACCTGTCGCCGTGCGAGCACCCTGAAGTGTTGGTGCCCATCATGCTGCAATGGGCGTGCGACAAGTTTCGCGCCGCGCGTGTGCTCGAAGCCCCGCTCTTCGTCCTTGTGACGCCCGCCGGCCTAGTCTTCGCGTCGCCCGTTGGCGACACCTACGAAAACGCGAAAGAACTGCCGGCGCTCGTGCGTGGCTTAGCTTCGGCGGAGCACGCCGTCGCTCTGTACGCAGTGAGCGAAGTGTGGGTATCGAGCCAGGTAGTCGGAGAGCCGCGGCGCACCAGAGAGCCACGGTTCGACCCGCAACGCGAAGAAGCCGTCTTGGTCATGCTCGAAGACCCGCGAGCGACGCCCCCGGTGCACATTTGGAGCGCCCGCGTTGACCGAAGCAAGGGGCGGCCGCGCTTGCAGGCGTGGGTTGACAGTACGCACGTACGCGGCCGGCTCACGTATCTTTTGCCACCGGTTGCGACCAGACACGCCGGTGCATAGGCGCGACTGCGGACAACGCCGTGACGCCGTTGACATCCCGCCTTTTCTGAGATTTCCGGGTTTACGCCCGATAACAACCATTATGTAAACTCACCCACACTATGGGTGTGCTCGCGCTCAGGGCCTTCCGATCTGCACCGCTAAGCCTGCGGAACTGTTCGACGCCCGGACGCAGAGGCTTAAGAAAAAGCGGTCCGGATCACCGGTGCACCGGTGCATAGATGCGCCGAGCCACTTGGCGCTTGACGGTCGAGCAGGCTGCCAATACTGACTCGAGTGAGGCCCCTTCAACGCAAGACGACGAGCCCGGCGCCGCCTTCCTTTCGAATGGGGGTCGCTGCGAACGCCGCGAGAGCAGCGCGATGACGCCCACTGTCAAGGTCGGCTCGGTCTTTGGTCACTATCGTGTGATTGCAAAGGCTGCTCCGGCTCTACGGAACGCGACTAGGTGGCTTTGTCGCTGCGTCTGTCGAAATGAGCGCGTCGTCTATCAGTCAAACCTCACGGGCGGATTGAGCAAGTCGTGTGGATGCCGCGGCGAGGGCCAGCAGAATGCTCGAGCCGAAAAACGAGCCAGCTCGCAACAAATAGAGCTGCCGCTTCACACGGGAGGCAAAATCGAGGTCGGCCAATTGTTTGGCCTCTATCGCGTAATCGCAAAAGCGCACGGCCAGCGAACGCGCCAAGGCCTGTGGCTGTGTCGCTGCGAATGCGGTGCAGAGCGTGTTATTAGCGCACAGCAGTTGCGACTTGGAAACCGCAGGTCGTGCGGATGCGCTCGCGACAAGAAACTCTACAGGCCCGCCGACCGTGCTCCCGTGACGACACACGGCATGAGCAAAAGTCGCGAGTATCGCACCTATCAGGGGATGCGCAGTAGGTGCCTGAATCGCAATCACCATGCCTACCCGTACTATGGCGGGCGAGGCATCATAATCTGCACGCGATGGCTGGCGTCATTTGACAACTTCTATGCAGACATGGGGCCACGCCCAGAGAGGACGTCTCTCGATCGCATCGACGGCGACGGCAACTACGAGCCGAGCAACTGCCGTTGGGCAACATCGGCAGAGCAAAACGAAAAACTGCAACGACGGTGTGTGTGCTGCTTCCGCGTGCTCGATCGCATGTGCCCGGGATGCGCGAGTGTCGAGGCGGCCGAGGAATAGCTAGGGCGATGGCCGACACGTTCACCCTCAAGCCCGACACGGAACGTCTACTGCTCGAGCGCGCACGCGAGCTCGGCCGCGACCCCGTCGAGCTGCTCGTCGAGGTCGTCACCAAGGAACTCGACGCACTCGACGCAGACCCTGAACGGATGGCGGCGTTCGTTGCCCGATTGAAGGCACGACCGAGCGGCGGCTAACCCAGTCGCTACAAGTGCAGACCCGGGACCATGCGCTCGTGCAGAATGCGCATGACCTCGAGCCCGTCGTGTACGCGCTGAAAGTAGATAACATGCCGCTCGCAGCGCCATCGAAGCACGTCGGGTCGCTCGCCGAGCGGCCGCGCAAGCCGGTGACATTCGGGCAGTACGTGCTCGCACGTAGCCCGTAGCTGCCCGATGTACTGCACCGCTTGCGCGTGCCCCCATTCCCGCCGCGTGTAGAGCGCGATGCCGTCGAGGTCATCTTCGGCACGCGGTCGCAGAAGCACCCTCACTTCGCCGCCGCCCGGCGCGGCTCACTCTGCTCGAGCGCTTCGAGCCGCTTGAGCACGCGGTCGAAACCACCTTCGCGCGCGGGCCCGCTCGCAAGCGCTTCGTCGAGCGCGGCGTGCACCCACTCGAGCTTGCGGTCTTCGTCCACCATCCGGCCGAGCGCATGGCGGATCACATCGCTGGCTGTCGCGTACTCACCCGAGTCGACCTGCTCGCGCACGTACTTGTCGAGCTCGTCGCCGAGAATGAAGCTGGTCGTTTTGGCCATACTAGAGCCTAGTATGGCTCCGGGGACCTACGCAAGTCAGCCCCGCTAAAGGTTATTAGCGCGTGTGATCCGTCGCGCTGTAACCGCCACATGTCGCCGAAGACCCGAACCCGACGCCATCGCCGCCGCTCGCCGGCGAAGCCAACCACGGAGCCGACAGCCGCCGAGCAACGCGCCGAGCTGCTCGAAGGGCTCGCCGAGCTGATACGACAATGCGACGCGATGCGCGCGAGCATCGCGACCGGCGACCCGATCGCGATGCGCGAAGCGGCCGACTTCGTGCGCGTTACACGGCCGTTCGACGCAGCCATCAGGGCTGCGCTCGCCGAGCAGAACGCCCGCGAGCTCAACACATGCATTGACGCCGTGTTCACCGAGCGCGGCTTCGAGCCGAAGTGACAAGTGCATCGGTGCACCGGTCGACCGAGTCACCGAGCAACCTGTCGCTTGACAGTCGCTGCCGCTGCCAATACGCGTCGACGTGCAGGTCGCGCTCGTGCTCGTCCCGACAACGCTGCGCGAAGCATCCGCCTTCGTGACCCAGCACCATCGTCACCATGACGCGCCACAAGGCGGCTTGTTTGCTTTGGCCGTCGCGCGGGACAACGCGGTCGTCGGTGTGGCTATCGTCGGCCGACCCATCGCCCGCATGTCGGACGATGGCTTCACCGCCGAAGTCACACGCCTGTGTGTGCTCGACGATGCGCAGAACGCGTGCTCGAAGCTCTACGCGGCGGCATGGCGAGCGGCGCGCGCGATGGGCTACCGCCGATGCGTTACCTACACCCTTGCGACCGAGACCGGCGGCAGTCTGCGCGGCGCTGGTTGGCGTTTGATTGGTGAAGCGGGGGGGGGCACGTGGTCCCGCGCCGGGCGCCCGCGCGTCGATACGCATCCGCTGCAGACGAAGCTACGATGGGAGGTCGACGCGGTGCGCGTTCCGTGACCTCACTCGTCGTCGGCCATCAGAAGTCCGGCCGTGACCGCTTTGTAGAGCCCGACCGACGGCCGGGTCGTTCGCACCGACAGCAACACTTCGATGTAGCGACGCTCTTGCGCAATCTGTCCTAGCGTCGTCGCAAGGAACGCTCGAAAGATCAACGTGTTGGCGTCGTGAGTGCCGAGTCCGCGCAGCAGGTAGTCGAGGCTCGCGCCGAGCGTCTCAGCGAGCCCGACCAACTGCTCGGACTGCGGCAGCACCAGCTCGCGCTCCCAACGCGACACGGTCGCGGAGACGACACCCATCCGACCGGCCATCCCCTCTTGCGTCAACCCCGCTCTCTCACGAGCCGCCGTGAGACGCGCGCCAAATCCCACGACTGCCGACATCGCTGCCGTATAGCCCGCTGGCGCAATCGCCGCTAGGCATCACCGGTCGCGCGCGCTGCGAACTGCCAAACGCCTCCACAAGCCGCGCGAGACCGCGACCGCTCTGTAGGAGTCACCCTTCACTCGAAGCCTTCTTGCGCGAACGTCGTGCGTGCAACAGGTGTTTCAGCGACATGGCTGCACGCGCTCGCGAGCTAGAGCCTTGGCGCGCTAGCGCGCGAGATAGAGCCCGGCGCTAGAGCCGCCGAGCGCTATTTGCTTGACACGTGGCCCGACCGCGCATGTACGCTCGCGCGTGCGCGGTCTCTAGAAACGTAGGCAATACGCTTCTAGCTCTTAACCCAACCCACACAGAGCAAGATCCCAGATTGGATCTGGTTCTCCTGCAGATTTCTGAATCTGCAGATTCTGCTGAATCTGCAGAAGACGTACAGACGGAAGTTAACGCGTCGAAGCGCCGATACATGCGGGCGCGCGCGCGATTCCCAGACGGGGAGGCGTTCGTCTTCCGTGGGGACAGCGTTCCTCCTCCGTGGGGACAGCGTTCCTCCTCCGTGACTTATCCACAGCCGCACTCGGCACGCTTCCGGACGCAAAAAAGCGCCCGCGCGATCCGTCTGGACGTATCGCGCGGGCGCTCTGCGCGCCGGCGTTATCTTGACTGCGCCTACACCGCGCGCAGCCAGTCGTCAGCATCGAGACGCCAAGCAGGCGCGCCCACAGCCGCCAACTCGTAAAGCGCCTCCTTGGCGCGAAACCGCAGCTTGCGCCGCACCATCTCGCTACGAGATGCCTCGTGCACCTCAGCGAGCTCGACGGCTCGGCGACCGTCAGAGGCAAGCCACGCGGTATAAAGCTGCAGCCACTGGGCCAATGGCTTGCGAACCAGCTGCCGCCGCGCGTCTCTGTCAATCAGCGTAAACCCACCGTGCGCGAACTCTATCAGGTCGCGGTTCACTTCGAGCGTGACGGCCTGCCCATCCCAGCGCCCAAACGGCACCAGGGCCCCGAAGCTCTCAACACCATCGTGCCGAACACGCAACCAGGCGGTGCCTAGATCCACAATCTGGTCCCATAGATAGTCACGGTTCCGCTTGCCGCTCGAGCGGCACAGCACGCGCTCGAGGTCGCAGATTCGCACATTGATCTCGTTACCCTGCTCAACCCCACCTAACAGCGACATCAACGCCATCAGCACATCGCCATGCGTCTGGGTGAGCAATCGGCCAGTGTAGTGGACAACGTACCCCTCCGCGGCAGCTAGCGGCATCTGATCCACCTTCACGGGCGCGGACTGCGCTGGCGCGACCCCGAACACACGAGCGGTCAAAAACAGCTTAGGCATCGCCAAAAACCTCGCGTTATAGCACGGGACTCTCCGCGGCAACCCACCGCCGGCCTTAGCCGCCATCAGCGCTACTCGCTCGCGGACACTCTTGCTCTGAATCCCGTCATCTGCTTCACTCGTCATCTGAATCCCTGAGCGGGGGCAATACCCGCCGATTCATGACACCGCGCTGCTAGTAACAGTGCGGTGTCGCCCTATGGCCACTCGGCCATGTACGCCCGAGTAGAGCCCGGCGGACACCCAGTAGGCAAAGAAAATCGGCAATGTGCGGATGATTGCCTACCGCTTGCGGGCGGCTTGGCGGGCTTTTACGACCGACCCGTTCGGCCGCAGCGAGCGCCCGACGGATCGTCTGCGCGCCGGAGGCGGCACTTCGAGCGCTATCCGGTCGGCTTCGGCGCACAGCAACATCGACGCATGGTCGTGCCGAGTGAAACTCAGCGCCCACACCCATGGGTCGACCTCGACCCGGTAGTCGACCTGTGGATACGACAGCGCCCACCGCTGCTCAAACAGCTGCCGGCGTATCGGACACTCCGCCTGACAGTAGCTGTAGCTTGTGTCGTGCTCCGGACATGCCACGCCTTCGGCGGCCAGGTCGAAATGACGAGTCTCACTCAATCGCTGCGCGCGCACGTCGTACAGACGCAGCCACAGCCGTGCAGCTGATGGCGGCATGAGCAACGGTGATATCCAAGAATGCGCGCGCCAGGTCTCCGCGCTGTCAGCGTCGGCTTCGTACACAACCGTGCGCTCGCGCCCGCGACCCGCGACGGACCAACGCTCGCGCACCGACAACCAGTCGTGCGGCGCTCCATACGGGCAAGGCATAAGCTTTGGGGGCTCAGCGTCACAACTCGAGCTTGAGCATACGACGCGAGCGCGGTCGCGGTCGTTGGCGTCACGAACCCATCCATCTATCGTCAGACCTGCCGCCACTTGCACCGGTCGACGCAACTGCCACTGACGACCCGCGCGAAGCCTTCGCACTTGGCTGCGCGAACACACGATTGCGCGCGTTTGGATGTGCGGCGTCATCCGTTCATGATCTTACCGCGCCCGCCTAGTGTGCGGCGATGTGCGTGTGTCGAATTTGTCGGCCCAGGCACCACACGACTGTTCCGGCGGAGCGCTAAGTGTGAGAGACGGACTATCCAGGTCTAACTACGACCCACGCCGTTCCGGTCGCGCGCGCATCCAACAACGCGCCCCCCCCTATGCGTGTCGTGCGGTCGCGATGACTTGCAACGTGGGGGCCCGAATCAGCCATGGGGGATAGTCGCAGCGCCATAAGCCCGCCCGACATCGAGTCGCAAGAGTTCGCCGACCTCGACGACGCCCGGGCCGCCGTCGCAGCCATTGCCGCCGCTCGCTCGCGGCTCAAGAGTCGCAAGCTCACGCCGAGACGCACCCGCTTGCGAGTCTTGGCTACTTGGGCCGGACTGTCGGAAGCCGACTGTATGGCCGCCGCTTTCCGTGCTCCGATACGCGTCGCCGCTGACATCGCGCACGCCATCCGCAGACTCGCGCCGAGCAGTCCAAGCGCGCTCTGCCTCACCGCCGCGGTGCTCGAGTGGTGCGGCTTCGAGCTCGACGATATGGCGCGCGCCATACTCGCCATGTTCGCAAACCACTGCCGCTACCCTAGGCCCGTCGACGTGACTTTGACCGTCTCACCTGCGATTGCTCGACCGCGGCGGTGATCGTCTCCGGCGAGTACGGCGCACGCCCATCCGCTCGCGCCAGCTCGCGAATCTCTTGCAGACTCGCCCGCCCTTCGCCCTTCGACTTCGACTTCGGCGTGCGCTCGCTCCAATACGTCTCGAGCCACGGCATCGTGGCAGGTCGCTGCGCACACGCGCGCATCACTGCCGCGACTTGCCGCGGCGTCGCCTTGCGCTCGGCGAGCCACGCCGCGACGTCCGCACCCGTGAGCACCGACGGCAGCTCAAGCCCGGCTCGGTATCGCTCCCGCCCCTCGCTTCCGAAACACAAGTCTTCGAGCGACTCTTCGAACATCAGCGCAATCCGCATCAACGTCGGGATGCTCGGCAGCGTGTGCCCGAGCGTCCAGTTGTCGACGGCACCGTACGACACGCCAAGCACCGCCGCGAACGCGCCTTTCGTATAGCCCTCGCGCATGAAGAGCGCCCATATCCGCCGGCCGAGCGTCGATTCGCTCATCGGGTCCGCGTCCAGCGCCGGCGCTGGCTCGCGAGCTATCTTCCCTTTCCAACCCACAAACCGCGACCTAGCGGTTTTAGGTCACGCGCGCAAGCTCTAGCGGCAGTCCCAAAACGCGCCCGAAAAAACGTCTCACACACTAGCCTACGGCACCTAGCCCAAAAGGCCAGTGGCCGCCGAGCATTAGCCAATCCAGAGCACTAGAGCACCGGAGCACCAGTGCTCAAGTGCACACGTGTGCACGGTGCGCGGGTGTGCGTCCGCATGCGCATTCGTGAGTCGTCGCATTCGGGCTATACATGGCCACGTGGCCATATTACATCGGACCCATGCAATTGGCGCAATGGGTCGAGACACAAGACGCCGGCGTGTTGACGCGGCTGCAGCTGCAAACGGGGCTTAGCTACACCGCCATTCTGCGCGCCGTGCATCGGCGCGTGAAGCCGCTCTACACGACGGCCCACAAGATTGCCGCGGCCACGAACTACGTCGTCACCGTCGACGAAATCTGCGCGTCACCGCTGCCGCCGGCGCCCAAACGCAAGCGCAAGAAAGCGCCGCCGCCGAAGCCCGCTGCCGGCAAGAAGCCCGCGAAGCGCAAGCGCGCCGTGCAGCTGTCGGCTGCGACCGCTTGACGCTCCACTGCGTGGTGCAACCGTCGCCGCCGAGCCCGCCGCTTTCCAGTGTGTGGGTGGGGGATAGCGGCGAGCCCGGCGTTTCCGAAATGAGCAGGTCACAGCCTATGGCAAAAGCCTCGACCAGACCACGACCAACGCACGCGCCGGAGCGCCAGCTCACGGTCAAGGTTTCGTCTCGGTACTGGGCGGCCGACTCGCCGCTCGACGGTATCACACTGGCCGTCTGGGTCGGCTTGCTGCAGCTCGCCCGGCGCTCCGAAGAGCGCGCCCGCATGCGTGACAGTCACGGGGACAGTCACGCACCGCGCGAGCGTGACTGTCACGCAGAGATGGAGCGCGGCGACGTGCACCCGGCGCAGTCCATTCGCGACGCAGACATGCAGCCGCTCACGCTCGCCGCGATAGCGCGCTTCGTGAAAATCCAACGCCACCAAGTGCAGCACGCGATCGCGCAGCTCGAAGCCGCCGGCGAAGTCGCGCGAAGTCTCGATGGCGCCTACGTTTTGGAGGAATACGCACTCACCCAAGAGAGCCCCGGGACCGAGCGCAAGCGTCGCCAGCGGGCCCGAAAAAAGCGTGACAGTCACGGGGACAGTCACGCCGCATGCGAGCGTGACAGTCACGGGGACAGTCACGCGCCGAAGCGTGACGGTCACGCCCTCGCGCGCGCGTTCTCAGATCTTAAAGAGAGAGAAGAATCTCAGATCTTAACCGCCGCCGCTCTTACTCAATTCACAACTGCCGCGCGCGCGCGCCCGCATGACAGCGGCGTTTTTCCAATCCCGAGCGAGGTCGTCGGGCACCGCTGGTATCACGAGCTCATCTGGACCACCTGCACGCTCACCGCGCCGTCGCCGACGCCCAGCTCCAAGCACTTCGAAGCCTACCAATACATGGGGAAGGCCCCCGCCGCCGAGCGCGAGCGGGTCGCCGCGTGCGCCCGCACCGTGCTCACCAACCTCTCAGAGTCGCCGTTTTGGTTCACCCCTTCGCACGTCATGGACCACTGGGCCCACTACCTGAGCGGCAACCCGCCGCGACTACGGGGCTCGGCGCCGCTACCTAGACCCGGCGACACGCAAGCCGAGCTCGACCAGACGCGCGCCGAGCTCGAGCGCTCCGCCGCCACCAATCAGCCCAGCTGGCTCACGGCGCGCGTCGACGGCGCCCGGGGTGCGTCATGACCGAGCATGCCGGCGAGCGCCTTGCGACCGTCCTGCAGCGGCTGCAACGGGCGTTTATCGCCAACAGCAAGCAGACCGAAGCCCAGGCCAGCGACGACATGCGGCTCGCCGAGCGCGCCGCCCGCAAGGCTGCGCTCGAGCGCGCCGGCCATCCACTGCCAATCACGCCGGCGATGCACGACGCCATCGTGCGCGGGACTCTCAGCGGCAGCTACGCCCTGAACGCCGCCTTGCTCTGGCGCGACAGCGCCCCCGGCTCGCCGGTGCCGCGACAGCCCGGCGTGCCGCCGTCGCGGCCGATTCTCGTGCTGCACGGCGTCACCGGGTCCGGCAAGTCGGTCGCCGCAGCCGCCGTGCTCGCGCTGACAAGCGGCGCCAGGTGGGCTTCTGGGCGCACCCTGCTCGAGTGCTACGTCTCGAGCTTCGGCGAAGTACTGCAGCGCCGCGCCATGCTCCAGACGTCGCGGCTGCTCGTGCTCGACGGCATCGGCGACGAGCGACCAGACCGCGCCGACAGCATGGCCGATGCGCTGCTCGACATGCTCGCGCATCGCACGCACCAGCGCACCATCGTCACCACGCGCATGACCGACACGGTCTTTGCCAAGCGCTACACATCACCGCCGCTCTCGAGTCTCTTCGTCGAGTGCGCAGACCTCATCGCCATCCCTACCGGCGACATGCGCAAGGGGGCACCGTGAGGCTTTGCCCGCGATGCCTGCTTCATGGCTCGCGCGTGCACATGCGCGTCGACCATGCATGCGCGTGTCCGGACGCCAGGTGCGAGCGGTGCGGCCGCCCAAAACTCGTCTCCGTCGTGCTCATCGACGCGCGCGGTAGCTACTCCAGACGCTCGAAGTGCGGGTGCTGGATTCGACCCGACCCGACCCCCGCAAACCCACGGAGCGCCACGCTATGACGAGCAAGCCCCCGCCGCTGCCGCCGCTGAGACCGAGCCGGGAAGCGCGCACCAAGTGGCGCGTGCTGCGCTTCGGGCGCACTCGCCGCGCCCCTATCGCCGTCACGCTGCGACCGCTTCGAGCTGTCGTGCTCGCCATCGACTCGGCCCGCAAAAGCGGCTGGGCACTCTACGACCGCGGCACGCTCATCGCCTACGGCGAGTGCGCCGCAAACATCGCGCACCAACGCGACCACGTCATAACCATGGCACTGCGGGCCTCCGGCGCTGCCACGCTCCCGGCCGCCATCGCAGTCGAGACACCCTTCGGCGGCGCTCTGCAGACCATCGTCTCGCTCGCGACCAGCGCCGCGCTGTGGCGCGACACATGGCGCGCGCACGGCGAGCCGCTTCGGGCTTGTCTCGACGTGCAGGCGGGCGAATGGCGCCGCCATCTCTTCGGGTCCGGCAGGATGCCGCGCGACGCCGCTCGGCGGCTCGAGCAACTCACGGCGCAACGCATCGTGCTCGAGCATCAACCCGCGCTCGGTCTAGCCAACATCGGACCCGACGCCGCCGCCGCCATCTGCTTCGGGTACGTCGCGCGCTCCAGCGTCGAGCTGCAGTCCGCGCTCCGCTGCGACATCGTCGAGACCTCGAAGCTTCTTCGACCCATGGGGGCACGTCGACCATGACGAGACCACCGGCGCGCTGCGGCTACGTCAACGGCGCATTCAAGTGCCGCGGCGCCGCCTACTACGAAGACGCCAACGGGCCCCGGTGCTACTCGCATCGACACGAGCAACTCGAGCGCGCCGCGCACCGGCGAGCCGAACGCGATCGAAGCGACGCCGAGCGCGGCATTCGGCGCTGCGGCGTCAACACTATCGCCAACCAACCCTGTCCGCGCATCGCAATCCGGAACGGCACGACTTGCCCGATGCACGACCCGGTGCAACAAGCGGCGCGAGCGCAAGCCACTCTCGAGCACCAAGCCGCGAAGAAGCGCGAGCACGCCGCTTGGGCCGAGCGGCGCAAGAGCGAGCTCACTACGGGGCTCGCCGCGCTGCAAACCCGACACAACGCGCTCGTTCAAGACGACATGGCGCTCCGCCGCAGCGTGCGCGACCTCCGCACCGAGCTCGCCGGTCTCAAGCGCGACCGAGACGCCGCGGCGAAGCAGGTCGACACCGTCGCCGCCGAGCTACTTGCGCGCGTGCGCGCCTTTCTATCTCAGGGCGCCGAGCCATTCACGGCCGAGCACTGCGAGCTCGCCATCCGCTACGCCGACGCGCTCACCAAGCACGCGCGAGAAACGCGGCTCGCTGCGCGCCCACAGCCAGACGAGCCGCGCCTCACCGATGTCAGGTTCGGAGACCCAAGGCTTACCGACTAACCCATGCTCGCGCTCAAGCCCATCCCAGCCACGCCGACGCACTGCCGCGCATGCGCGCGCGAGCTGCCGCCGTTGCGTAGGTGGGGCGGCTTGTGCGAACACTGCGTTGTCACGCACCGCGCGCCGCCGCTCGTCGACCCGCTCGAGCGCGATTGGGTCATCATCCACACGAGCACACGCCGGCGGTCGAACGGCGAGCTCGAGACGTGCATGCGCATCCGCTGCCGCTGTGGCGTCGAGCGCTTGATTGCCGCGTCGGCGTGGCGACAGCGCCGCTCGGCACGTTGTAACCGCTGCCGCATGCGCCGCGAGCGCCGCGGTACCGGAGGGCTCGCCAATGCCACCTAAGTCCAAAAAGACCGCGAAGAAGCGCAAGCGTAAGACAGCTGACACACGGGTTTCCGCACCATCGCGCGCGCGTAGGCGGCCCCCGCGAGTGCGGAAACATCCCGACCCGCCCGCTCTACCACCGGCGCCGAACGTCGGCGGCCGGCCGAGCCTCTACACGCCGGCGCTGCACGAACGCGTCTGCGCGCTCGTCGCCGTGCGCGTGCCCATCCGCACCGCTTGCCAGCTCGAAGGCATCGGCGCGCGCACGCTCTACGACTGGCGCGAGCGCGGCAAGCACGGCGAAGAGCCCTTCGCCACGTTCGACCAAGACTTGGCGATCGCCGTCGCACGCGCGGAAGCCACGGCCGTGCAGTTCATTGCGACGGCCGCCGCGGACAACTGGAAGGCGAACGCGTGGTGGCTCGAGCGTCGCTTCCCGAAGCGCTACGGCGCTAAGCAACAGCTGCGCGTGACCAAAGCCCCGGCTGAAATGACCGACGAAGAGCTCGAAGCGGCCATTGCAGCGCATGGGTATGTGCGTGCATTGCCAACGGACCCACTGCTCACCGAAGAGAACACATAGACAATGTCCACGCGCCCCACGATTGCCATCCCTAGTTGGTCGACCGCCGGCACGAACGTCGAACCCGGCGCCGGTAAGAAGTCGCAAGGCTGGCTCGTCAACGAACGGCCACCGGCCGAGTGGCTCAACTGGCTGCAAAACTCGGCCGGCGCATGGCTGCAGTTTCTCGCCGATGCGACGAACGGCTCGCCGACTCCGGACCTAAAACTCAACTTCGCCAACACGGACATGTTCGCGCCGCTGCTCGACGTCACGACGGCGCCGGCCGCGAGCGGGTATCGCTTGCTGCAGCGCGTGCTCGTCAACGCGACCCAGCACGTGAACGTCTACGCCGGCAACACGGCGACTCGCCGGCTCATCTTTACGCACAACGCCACATGGGGTGGCTCGAGCTGGGTCTGCGAAGTCGCGGCATCGACCGCGTCGGCGATCGCGCTCGTCAACAACGGCACGAGCGGCGTGCTCGAGCTTCTCTGGCACGCGGCCACGGCTTCGACCTGGTTGGACAGCGCTTGGACCGTGGCGGGCTTCACCAACCTCAACACCCAGACGCTACACGTCACCACGCCAGACCCTGCCGTATCTGCGGTGTTCGAAGGCCATGTGCTCATGAACGCCGGGCTCAACGTCGTGACCGGCATCGACACCGCCGGCACCATCACCGTCGCCGGCGCGTTCACCTCCAACGGCTCTGCCGTATTCAACGGCGACGCGACGTTCAACGCTGCGCACCTCTATCTCGACGACGACGTCGACATCGTGCACACGAGTCCGCAGCCGCGACGTCGCGTGCACATACCACTCATGGCCGGCCAGCAGGTCAACGGCAGCACCATCTCGGCCAACTACAACTACGCCGACGGCTATCTGCACACTACGACCGGCGGCGATCGCATTCTCGAGTACCCGCTGCATTGGCCTCGAGAAGCAGTCAACCGTAACGTCGAGGTCTTGCAAATGAGTCAGGACGCATCGCACCAAAACGTGATCGAAGTGTACCGCGCGATTCGCGACATGACGGTGGTCGCTAGCGATCCACCCACTCCAGAACTGCTCGTCTCAGTGACCTGCAACCTCTACGCGACGACGTTCGCCAACCGGTTCACGCTGGTGCTCCCGGGCGCCTCGGAGCCTTACAACGAATCCTACTACGTGCAGATAACTCTCAAGTCCAACGCCGCCGGATTCAATCGGCTGTATGCGGTCGCTGCCACGTACGACGACCCGGGCGCGCGCAACGGGTAGGAACACAATCGAATGACAACGAACACAACAGATGACCCATGGTTCGCACGCTTCAACGACGGTTATACGTGCCTGGCTGTGAATGCTTCAAACATCGGAGGTTCAGGCTTGAAACTACTCGAAGCCGCCGAAGCCGAAGCCGAAGCCGAAGCCGACCTCGACGGCGCCGCCCCCGCCATTCCCTTGCTAGCAGTCCATGCGTTGCTGCAGGGCGCTATGCTGCAGATATCCGTCGGCAGGGTGTTGGGCGACGAACAGTCAGGCTTAGGCTCGGTCATCTGCTGGCGTAGCCTATGCGCCAATGCCATTGGCATCCTCGGCTCTCTCAATATCGACCTCGCTCGGCTCATATTGAGCCATCCGGACCGAGCGCCGGTATTCCTCACGGCCGGCATGGTTATCGCCAAGGCTTGTAGCTATTTCGCACCCAACGTCATCGCATACGTGCCGGACGCACCAATCAATGAGCAATCCTCAGAGCGCGACTCTGTAGGTGACACACCCTAGACACGACCTATCCACGCTCATCGCCGAGAGCCATCGCCGAGCGACGCGCGCGGCACGACGCCCAACCACGCTGCATAGCTTTATCAAGCAGGCGTGGCCGCTCGTCGTGCCCAACGCGCCATTCGTCGACAACTGGCATCTCGGCGCTCTGTGCGAACACTTAGAGGCGCAGTCGCGCGGACAACTGCCGCGCCTGGTCATCAACGTGCCACCCGGCAGCAGCAAAAGTACAACTGTATGCGTCATGTGGCCCGCGTTCGAATGGACCTGGAATCCCGGGTCGCAATGGCAGTTCGGCGCGTACGCTGACACGCTCGCCGTGCGCGATTCCCTCCGCTGTCGCGGGCTCTTCGAGACCGAATGGTACCGCGACCTGTTCGGCGAAAAATGGAAACCGCAGCGCGGCCGGTGGCTCGCAAACTGGCTCCAGAATGACAAGGGGGGCATTCGCCAAGCGATATCAGTCGGCGGCTCCCCGACGGGTTTTCATGCACACAGGCAAGTCGTCGACGACCCGATCAAACCACTAGAAGCACACTCGCCGGCGGCACTCGAGCGCTGCACGCGTTGGTGGTTTGAAACGATGGCGAGCCGTGTCTTGCCGGGGCAAAACACACGCACCATCATCATGCAGCGGCTGCACGACCGCGACCTTGCCGGGCTAGCGGCGGAGCAAGGCTATGCGACGCTGTCGATTCCAATGCGCTACTACAGCGCGGCCGCGCGCGAGCCGACGCCGCTAGGGTGGCTTGACCCGCGCTCGAGCGACGGCGAACTGCTCTGCCCTACCCGCTGGGACGAAGCCGAAGTCGAGCGGCGGAAAAAGGAATTTGGTCCGGACGGTTGGGCGGCTCAAGACCAGCAGGACCCGGTGCCGGAAGGCGGCGCAATCTACAAACAAGAGTGGTTCCATAACTACTACACCGCGCGGCCGCGGCTCGAAGGGGCGCTCGTCGTTATCTCTTTTGACTGCGCATTCAAGTCTCACGAGACGAGCTCTTACGTCGCCGGGCAAGCGTGGGCGTTCAAGCCGCCCAACTTTTTCTTGCTCGCCGAAGTGCGCGAGCACCTCGACTTCGTCGGCACCATCGCCGCGGTCAAGTCCATGTATGCGCAGTTTCCGGAGGCGTCTGCGGTGTTAGTCGAGGACAAGGCGAACGGTCCGGCCGTGATTGAAATGCTCAAGTCGAGCATACCCGGCGTGCTCGCTATCGAGCCCGACGGGTCAAAGGAAGCGCGCGCCTACGCGACGCAGCCGATATTCGCGAGCGGCAATGTGTGGCTTCCTGACGCTTCGTTCGCGCCTTGGATTCTCGACTGGGTGACCGAGCACAAGCGCTTCCCCCGCGGCATCGCAAACGACCGCGTGGACGCCCAGACTCAAGCCATCAGGTGGTGCTTGAAAGGTGGCTTCGGCGACTACTACGCCGGGCTCGAATCGCTCGATGTATGAGCCGATTGACACCGGGGGCCCGTGCCAATACACGCCGGCATGCGGACGCAAGCCGGCAGCAACTTGACAATCGGCTCGCTCTTTTCCGGCATTGGCGGTCTCGAGCTCGGTCTCGAAATGGCCGGGCTTGGTCACACAATTTGGCAAGTCGAGCAGGATGCCTATTGCCGCGCGGTGCTCGCCAAGCATTGGCCTAACGCACTGAGGTATGACGATGTCAGCACAGTTGGCTCTACCGTTTTGCCCGTCGTCGACCTCATTTGCGGTGGTTTCCCTTGCCAAGACGTCAGCAGCGCTGGCAAGCGAGCGGGCCTTAGCGGTGCTCGCAGCGGCTTATGGTTTGAGTACCTCCGAATCGTCGACGAGCTTCGACCTCAATGGGTTGTGGTCGAAAACGTCGCCAGCGGCGCGCGTGCATGGGTTGACGTTGTGCGCGAAGGATTGGAACAGCACGGCTATGCGTGTCTACCGATCCCGCTTGCGGCGTCGGATGTCGGCGCTCCGCATGAGCGGCAGCGAGTCTTTATCGTTGCTGCCCACGCTAACGCGACACTCATACGGGACGAATCACGGCGGCGCCGCAGGCAGAACAGGGAAGGTTCGCATGTCGCTCCAAACGATGGCCCGCAAGGGGTTACTGCCGACGCTAATACGCAAGGCCAACTTGCTTTCTCCGGCCATGAAGAAATGGCCCGCTCACCGGCGTCTGCCGACGCTGACGCGTCACGACGCAAAAGGGGCGTCGCCGGCGGATTCAAACCGAAAGTCGCCGCGCGTCTGCACGTTCGCCACTGGCGGAAAACTCAGCCCGACATGGTGCGAGTGGTTTCTGGGATTCCCAGACGGTTGGACAGCCCTCGAGCAAGAATCGCCGCGCTTGGCAACTCCGTCGTGCCGCAGTGCGCCCAAGTTATCGGGCACGTAATACGGGAGCTCTGCGCCCATTGACACCCGCAAACCCTGCCAATACAGCCCGGCATGGATTGGCGCTCCGACAGCTGGGAAAACGCGGTAACGGGGCTCGGCACGCTGAGAGACAAACTCCAAGCGCACACGCCGCGGCTGCGCAGTCAGCTGTCAGACAGTGCGCTCGAAGCCCTCCACACCGAAGACGACATCTGCGCGCGCATCGTCGAGCAGCTTCCCGCCGATGCGCTTCGTGAGGGCTTTTCCATCGCCGTCGCCGCCAACCAGGTCGCCGACACTGCGACCGTAGGCAAAGACATCGACGACGCGCTCAACGCTCTAGGCGCCGAACAAGCGCTGCGCGAAGCGTGGGTGTGGGGTCGGCTCTACGGATTCGGCGCGGTCTATCTCGGCGTAGACGACGGCGTCACACCCGACGAGCCGCTCGACCTTACCCGAGTCGTGCGGCTCACTCACCTCAACGTCTTCCGCCGCACGCAGCTCCAGCAGCACACCTACTATGGCGACATCTCGGCGCCCAACTACGGCAAGGTCGCGACCTATCGCGTAACAAGTCTCGCGGTGCCATCCGGCAGCACGGCGACGCCGGTGGTCGCGAGCGCTCGACAGCTCGTCATTCACGAGTCGCGCTTGCTGTCCTTCCGCGGCGTGCTGACATCCCGCTTCGGTGCGCAGTCGGCGTGCTACTGGGATGACTCGATTCTGCAGCGCGTGTTTCAAGCCGTGCAGGCGAGCTCGTCGAGCTGGATGGGTGCGGCGCACTTGATGACAGACGCGTCGCAAGGCGTGCTCAAGATCGCCAACCTCATGCAGCTGATGACCGCGGCCGGCGAAGAGAAGCTGCGCGCGCGCATCAAGTTTTTAGATATCTGCCGCAGCGTGGCGCGCGCCATCTTGCTCGACGAGCGCGAGAGCTTCGAGCGCATTGCGACGCCGTTCTCGGGCATTCCCGAGCTACTCGATAGGTTCATGATGCGCGTCGCGAGCGCTGCGCAGATGCCGGTGACGGTGCTCTTCGGGCGCAGTCCCGCGGGGATGAATGCCACCGGCGAGAGTGACATTCGGACATGGTACGACCAAGTCGCAGCCGAGCGCGGAAAGCGACTCACACCGCAGATAGACAAGCTCGTGCGCGTCATCATGGCGACCAACAAGGGGCCCACGGCCGGCAAGGTGCTCGACAGCTTCGAGGTCACGTATCCGGCGCTGTGGCAGCCCACGGCCAAAGAATACGCGGAGACACTCAAGATAACCGCCGACGCGCTTTCGACGCTCGTCGCGTCAAAAATCATCCTGCCGGAAGAAGCCGCCATCAAGCTCGCACACTGCAGCGACTTCGACGAGCTCGACCTCGAAGCTCGCGAAGCGGCGCTGCAGTACGAGCTTGAGCGGCTCGCCGAGCCAGAGCCAGAGCCCGAGCCGCCCATGCTGCCGCCGGCGCTCCCTAACGGTCGCCCACCTGTCGAGCCCTACGACGCATGAGCGCGGCGGCGGCGAAGCTCTCCCGCTCAAGCTCGGCGCCCGACTTTCCCACGACGGCGCTGCACGGGTATCTCTCGGCGCTGCTCGCGAGCGGCCGCGAAGTCGAGCGCACGCTGCGCGCGTACGTATGGCCGCATCTGCCGACGCTCGTGCACCACTACGCCGCCACCGCAGCCCGGCGCACCGACGGGCGGCGCATGCGCGTCGCTGTCGTCGGCGGGCCGCGCACCGGCAAGTCTACAGCCGCTCGGGCGCTCGCCGACGCGCACGCACTGCCGCTGCGACACGCAGACGACCTGATACCGCTGGGCTGGAGCCGTGCGAGTGAGCAGCTGGCGCATGAAATGCGCTTGTCCGATGGCGGAATCTTCGAAGGCGTGGCCATCGCGCGCGCTCTCAGAAAACTGCTCGAGCTAGACCCGGGGCAACCGCTCGACGCCGTCGTGCGCATGCGCGCGCCCTACGCCGTGCTCACGCCGGGGCAAGCGGCCATGGCAGCGGGTCACGACCGCGTCTTCGACGCCATCGTGCCCGAACTGGAGCGCCGCGGCGTGCGCGTGCTCGAGCTGCCGGCGCAAGGGCTCACCGCGCGCGCCGCGCTCACGTTCACGGCGGCGGCCGGCATCACCCCGCGACTCGACGCGCGCGACCCGCTGCTCGGCGAGCTCTTCGCCCGGGCTCGTGCTGCGCACCGCTTCGACATCCGGCCCGCCGCGCTGCTCGCCGGCATGCGCGTCGACGAGCATGCGCGCGAGACGCTCGAGCGCCAGGTCGCCGAAGCACTGGGCTTGCCGCGCTTTCAGATTCGCAAAGCGCTTGCGCCGGTGCGCACGGACGCCGCGCGCATGGACGCAAGGAAGAAGACGCCGCGGCAAAAGCTCGCGGCCATCGACCCGCTCGCGCCCGGCAGCCCCATCGCTGCGAAGCTCGACCAGTTCATCACAAGCAACGTCTCGCGCGTCGGCACCATGACCGACAGCGTGTACGCGAGCGTCGAAGCGGACGTGCGCAAGGGGCTCGAGCAAGGGCTGAGACCCGAAGCACTCGCGAGCATACTGCTCTCGAGAAACAAAGAACTGAGCGCGACGCAGGCGACCATCATCGCCAACGACGCCGTGGGCAAGTTTCACGGCCAGCAAACCAAGCTGCGGCAACAATCGCTCGGCATCACACACTACAGATGGCGCACTGTCCGCGACCTGAAAGTGCGCCCCGGCCATCGCGCGCTCGAAGGCTCCGTGCAGTCATGGGCCGAGCCGCCGGTCACGAATCCGAACACGGGCAAGCGGGCGCATCCGGGGTTCGACACCCATTACTACGCGTGCCGCTGCAGTGCTTCGCCGGTCATCGACCCTGCAACCATTGCGCCGCCGACTGACAGCCCCTTCTCTCGCACTGCCGCCACGCCGCGAACGCAGCTACCACTGCCGGGAGTCACGCCGCCGCCGTATCCACGGGGGCCGCTGCCGGTCGTCACGCAGCCGCCTAGGCCCACGAGGGTATCGAAGCGGAAGAAGCCCGCAGCGCCGGCACTGCCGCAGCTCACGCTCACGCCGCCGACCGCTGCGCCGCTGCCGCCGCGTGCACCGCTACCGACACCCGCCCCTCTGCCGGACGTACCGGCCGCCGACCGCGCGCTACTCGCACCGCTCGAGTATGGCGTACCGGATGCGCAGCTGTCGTATTTGCGTGAAGGTATGCGGGACATCACTGAAATCAGCAACGCATACGCCGGTGCTACGGCGGCGGAAGTCGACCTCATTGCGACGGGGCAAAGCCGGACGAAAACGGGGCAAGCTTTCGAGCCGATCGTGATATCGGCCGAGCCGGGCTATCTGGAGCTGACAGACGGTCGGCACCGTATGGCGGCGGCTCGCGCTGCCGGGGCGACGCGGATTCTTGCGCGCATCAAGACACCCGGCGGGCGCGAATACCTGCGGGTGATTCCGATTCCGCGTTAGCACCCTGCCGCTCACTGATAGCCCGTCGGCGGCGTTGCGGCGCGGTACGTCACACGCGTGTAGCGCTGGCCACCGGGGCCCATGGCCCGCTCGTCAAGCTCGCGCACGCACGCGCAACGCTTGCACGATTCGACCTGCACGCCGCTGCCGGCGAGCACCGGCAACCACGCATGTACGCCGTGAGTCGGGCACAGCGGCTCGCGCGGCGGTACTTCCACATACGCCGAGCCCGCTTCGCCGCTCGACTCGCACACGACCGACACTTCGAGCAGCCAGGTCGAATAGCTGCGCGCTCGCTGCGAATCCACGTCGACCCGCGCGAGCGCTTCGGCAAGCGCCAGCTCCGCAGTCGGGCTCTCGAGCGCGGTATACGGTGTTGCGTCCTCTGACACGATCCATAACGACATGGCCTAACGCCTCCTGTGTGCTGCAAGCTATAGCGTCCGGGCTCTAGCGCGGTCAACACGGTCGCGCACGCAAAACGGTGTGCAGGTCGGCTGTGTGCAATGTGTGGATAAGTGCACCGGTGCTTCGGTGCTCTGGTTGACCGGTGCATCGGCGCATCTGGCAACCGACCCGCCGGGCCGGGCGCTCGCCCGGGGGGGGCGGGAACCTGTAAGCCGCGCTTACGGGTTGCGCGGGCCCCCGGGGCGACCGACCGCTCGACATCCCGGCCGTATTTGGGGGCTAGCGGGTAGGTTGCTAGCGGTGCGGCGGTCGACCGGTGCACCGATCCATCGGTGCTCTTGACAACCGAGCAGCGTGCCGTTACGCGAGCGCGTGACAGTCACGCGCTACGATGCAGCCCGGCTCGGCAACGTCAAAAAGACGTCTCAGGGCTTTCTGCGGGCTCCGGCGCGCGTCACCCGCACCGGCGTGCTCACCTACCACCGCGCCGACGGCACGGTCGTACGCGAACTGCGGCGACCCGACAGCGTGTTCGCGGCCGACTCGCTCGCGACGCTCGCCGATGCGCCCGTCACCGACCTGCATCCGCGCGACATGCTGTCGCCCACCAACGCGAAACAGCTCGCCGTCGGACACGTCTCCGGCGCTTCGGCTCGCGCAGACGCCGGCAAGTTCGTCGAAGCGCAGCTCGTCATCACAGACGCCGGGATGATTGCGGCCATCGAAGCCGGTGACCGGACCGAAGTCAGCTGCGGCTACACGTGCGACTTGAAGCACGGCGGCGGCACCTTCAACGGCGAGCGCTACGACGCCGAGCAGACCAACATCGTTTACAACCACGTCGGGCTTGGTCCGCGCAATTGGGGGCGCGCCGGCGCCGAAGTCGCGCTGCGACTCGACAGCAAGGCGCCCGACGACTTTGCGCTCGGCGAAGGCGCCGCGCGAGCAGTGCTCACCGACGAGCCCAGGAAAGACAGCAACATGGATCTGGTTACCATCCGCATCGACGGCATCGAAGCGCAAGTCTCGCCGACTGCCGCGCAAGTCATGCAACGCACGCTCGACGCGCGTGACACCGCGGTGCGCGATGCCGCGGCGAAGCTCGCCGACCTGCAAAAACGCTTCGACACGCAGAACGCCGAGCTCGACGCGACCAAGACCCAGCTCGCGCACGCCGCCGACCCGAAGCGCTTCGAGACCGAGCTGCGCGAGCGGCTCGACTTGCTCGAGCGGGCCCGCCCTGTGCTCGGCCGCGAAGTGAAGCTCGACGGCAAGACGCCGCGCGAAATCAAAGAGCTCGCCCTCGAGAAGATGAAAACCGGGGGCAAGCTGTCGGACCGCTCAGATAGCTACGTCGACGCTCTCTTCGACTTGACGGTCGACCCGTGGCTCGCCGCGCAGAAGAAACATACCCCGCGCAGCGCCGACCCGGCGCCGCACTTCGACGGTGGCAACGCAGACAACGACGTGCGCGCGATTCTGGACGGTCGCCGCGCAGACGGCGTCGAGCCGCTCAAGCGCGAATACCAGACGCCACCATGGCGCCAACCGCTCGCGGTCTCCCGCAAAAAATAGCCGGCACAACGCACTGCGGACGAAGAAAAGGACACAACCACCATGCAGCTCACCTACCCGTATCCGGAGCCGATCGGCGTCCACGGGCAACGCATTGAAAACTGGCCTAGCGCCATCGCTACTGGCCTAGCGTCCGCAGCGGTCGTCAACGTCGGCGTCGTGGTCGTCTTCGACACCGCCGCCGGTCGAGACCCCCATTCAGTTAGGGCACCCGCTACCACGGGCGAAGTCACCACGACCATCGGCGTCGCCGGCATCACGCTGTGGGACCACACCTATCCGGAGCCGCCATACCGCGTCGGCGCCAGCTTGCCCGTCATGCGCAAGGGGCGGATTGCAATCGTCTCCGCGACCGCACTCACCGCGCACACAGTCCCCTTCGTCCGCTTCGCAGTCGTCGGCGCCGGCACCCTGCTCGGCGAGCTTCGCGGCGACTCCGACGCCGGCAACGCCGTCGCAGCGCCATACCTCAATGTGATCGTCGGCGCCGCTGCCGGCGGCGTCGCCATCGTCGAAATCAACCTGTAACGCGCCAACGCGCCGCCGCCGAAAGCTAAGGACATGCCCGCTCAACACATTCTCGATAGGCTCGACTGGCGTGGACTCGAAGACCAGCTCGCTCAACTAGGCAAGCGCTTCGACGCGACCGAGTTCGCTCAAGTCGTGCGCGCCATCGCCCACACGCGCGCATCCGTCCACGGCATCGACCGCCTAGACGCGAATGAGACAGCGCTCTTCGGGCGAGACCTAGAGTTTATCAGTGCACGCCTGCGCGAAGTGCACAGCACCACACTCAAGTGGAGGCAGTTCGTGCCGGTGAGCTCAGAAGCGCCACCGGGCGCAGAGACATGGTCTTACCGCATGTGGGATTCGCTCGGCATGGCCGAGATCGTCGCAAACTTCGCCGACGACATTCGCCGCGTCGCAGTCACTGCGAAAAAGCAGAGCTACGACATCGCCACCTATGCGCTCGGCTACGACTACTCCGTGCTCGACATCGAGCGCGCCGCTATGGCCGGCGTCGACTACCAGAACAAAGAAGCAGAAGCGGTCCGCGTCGGCTTCGAGCGTCGGCTCGAGAAACTCGCCGCGACCGGACAAACCGGCACGAACATCAAGGGGCTCGTCAACCACCCCAACGTGCCCATCATCGCAGCCGCTGTCGTCGGCGCGACGTCGCAGTGGGGCACGGGCACGAAGACACCAGACGACGTGCTCAAGGACCTGATGGCTGCAGAGGACTCTATCCTCGCAGCCACCAACGGTGTCGAGTCGCCCGATACGCTGATTCTTCCACTAAGCGAGTTCCGCTACATCCAGAACACGCCGCTCTACACGGGCGCTGGGTCTGACCCCACTGACACCATTCTGAGCGTCTATCTGGCGCGCACGGCCTTCGTCACGAGCGTCGATTGGTGGCTGCCGCTCGACAAAGCGGACGCCGCCGGCACAGGCCCGCGTGGCATCTGGTATCGCCGAGACGCGCGGTACGTGCATCTCGAGCTCACCATGCCGCCGCGCGAGTTGCCGCCCCAGGCAAAAAACCTCGCACTCAGCGTCGAGAGCTGGGCTCGAGCAGGCGGCGTCGCTTGGGAGTATCCGCTGTCGGCCGTCTACATGGACGGCATCTAGCCGTCTCACGCTCGCCTAACACGCATCACACGGCACACACGGCACAGGACACAAGCACATGGCAGACCCCACCATCACGAACAACTCGGCGCGTATCTTCTGGATACAGGGCAGCAACGGCCTCGTACGCTTCGACCCCCTCGCGGTCGTGGCGATTCCAGCGGCCGAGCTCGACCGCGTCAACGCCACGCTCGCCGGGCCTTTTAAGCCGTTCGTCGACATCGGCGAGCTTGTCTTCACGCCGCCGGAGCCGCCGCCGCCGGAAGGCGGTGCGCTCAGAGCAGCCGCAAAGACTGTCACGAAGGCCTAGCGCATGGTGACCGTCGAGCAAATCTTGGTCGAGTTCCCGGAGTTCGCGCGCTGCGCGTATCCGCTCGTTCAAGCCAAGCTCGACGACGCCGAAGCGCTCACCGCGGCGTCCTACTCCGGCGCCAACCCCATCCAAAGGCCCGACGGCGTCACGCTCGGCAGCTTCGTCTACGTCGACACCGCTCGCGACATGCGCGTTAAATACCTCACCGCAGAGCTACTCGTGCTCACGCCGGCCGGTGAGTTTGCGCGCTTGGACCCGAGCAAAGAACCAGACGGCGCGCGGTCCATCTACGAGCGGCGCCGCATGGAAATCGACCGCAGCTACAACCCCCTCGGCATGGTGCTGTGACCCTTGACCGTCATCGACAAAGACAAGGGGTGGAAGAAGCTTGAGACGGCCGTGAAGAAGCTCGGCAGCGGGCCTCACGTGCTCGTCGGTATTCAAGGCGCCAAGGGCTCCGCGCAGCATGGCGCAGACGGCTTGTCGAACGTCGAGCTGGGAACGATCCATGAGTTCGGCCTAGGCGTGCCGGAGCGCTCGTTCATTCGCGCCGGCGTCGACGACAACCAAAAGCCGCTCACCGACATGCTGGCGAAGCTCGGCCAGCGGGTGCTGTTAGGCGAAATCACCGAAGCCGCCGCGCTCGGCGTCACGGGCGAATACGCCGTCGACATCATCAAGGACCGCATCCTCGCGCACATCCCGCCGCCGCTCACCGCTGCGCGCATCGCGCAAAAGGGCGGCATCACGACGCCGCTCGTCGAGCACGGCACGCTTATCAACTCCATCACATGGGAGCTGGGTAAGTAGCGTGGATTGGCAAGTCTTCGCCGACAGCATGCGCAGCTGGGTCGCTTCGACGTCGCACATCCCGTGCGCCGATGTCGTTTGGACCGGCGAGCCCGAAGGCATGCTCACCCGGCCGTGCGCTCGCCTCAACCTGCTCGGCGCGAATGCTCCGGTCACGAATGACGAAGTGCGGCTCGTGTCGCAGGGGCCCGACCAAGACGCCCAAGTGCGCATCGTCGGCAACCGCGCCATCACCTTGAACATCATCGTGCAGACCCGCGACGGCACTCCGTGGGGGCGCGCGTTTCGGTATCTCGAGCGCATCCGCGACTCGCTCTACCTGCCGAGCACGCAATCGCTCTTCGCCAAGCTGAATGTGGGGCTCGAAGGCCCCGGCATACTCGTCGACCTCCTGCGGTTTTTCGACTTCCGGAAGGAGTCGGCCGGGAGCCTCGACGTTCGATTCCTCTACACGTTCGACACCATGTGCGAGTGCGGCGAAGCGCTCGTGCCGGAAACCATCGGCACCATCGAACACGTGCGCGTCGCCGGCACCGTCAACACCCCATTCGGCGGCGATGTCGACGTCGTGCAGGTCCCCGAAAGACAAATAGATAGGTGAAACGTGGGAACTGAAATCGAAGTCATCCAACACACTGTCGTAGTCGCCGACGCTACCGTGACGCGCTTTGGTTTCGGCATCGCGCTCATCGCCGTCAATCACTCCTACTGGCCCGAGCTCGTGCGGACTTTCAACACCGCCGACGAGCTCACGCTGCCGCCTTACAACGTGCCGCAGTCGAGCGCGCTCTACCTCGCCGCGAAGCAGCTCAAGTCGCAGTCGCCGAGCCCGCCATCGTACAAGGTCGGCCGGCTCACCGGCGGCTTTACGCAGACGTTCACGCTCACCCCGGCGGCGCCCACTGCGCCCAACCAACACTACACCGTGACCATCGACGGCATCGTCGTCGACATCGTCGCCTCGCCACCGGCCACCGCCGCGGAAGTGTCCGCGCAGCTCATCACGGCCATCAACGCGATTACCGACGTGACGGCCACCGGTACGTCGAACGTCGTCGTCACGAGCGACACGGCCAACGTCACGCACTCGATATCGAACGTCTCGCCCAACATCGTCTACGCCGACACGACGCTCGCACCTACCGTGCTGCCGGCCGTGGACCTCGCCGCTATCCGCGCGGCCGATGGCGATTGGTATGCGCTGCTTCTGCTCACTCCCAGCACGGCCGCCATCTCGAGCGCCGCGGCTTGGACCCAGCTCGAGCGCGCCATCTATCTAGCGGCGAGCTCTGACAGCGCCATCCCGACGTCGGCGACCACGGACATCGCGAGCGTGCTGCAGTCGCAGTCAATGACGCGCTCGTCTATCTGGTACCACCCGAATCCCTCAGAGTATCTCGACGCGGCTGTCGTCGGCGCCATCCTGCCAAAGCTCCCAGGACCCATCACGTTCGCCAATAAGGGCTTGGCGGCCGTGACGATGCAGAATCCCAACGCGACGCAGCGGCTGTCACTCAAAGCCAAGCACGCGAACTGTTACGTCAACATCAAGGGCTTAGGCTTCACGCTGTGGGGATGGGCGGCGAGCGGGCGCTTTCTCGACGTCACCGTCGCGATCGATTGGTTCGACGTCAACATCGAGGACCGGATTGTGTCCTTGCTGCGCAACAACGACGTCGTGCCGTATACCGAGAGCGGCATCGAGCTCGTGCGCTCGCAAATCAACGGACAAATCCTCGACGGCATCGCGCTCGGCATCATCGACGGCCAGCAGCCCTACAGCGTGACCGCGCCGGCGCTGACTGCCATCGACCCCGCGCTCAAGACTCAGCGCATCCTGCCGGACATGCGTTACACGTACGCGCTCTCTGGCGCTATCCACCAAGTCCGCGTTGTCGGGCTCGTTCAGGTCTAGGACCCAACAGTTAGCAGCCAATAGGAGCCACTCACATGGGTTTCAAAGCCTGGAACATCAACGAACTCGCACTCAGCTTGAATGCCGTGCCATTGGATGGCGGCGGCTACGCCGAAGACGAAGTGCTCACAATCGACTGGACAGAAGATTGGTTCGCGAAATACGTCGGCGCCGACGGTGAGGTCACCAGAACGCGGACGAACAACTTCTCAGCGACCGCGACTCTCAAGTATGCGCAGACGGCCGATGCCAACGACCGCTTGAGCGCCATGCTCACGGCCGATATAGCCGTGCTAAACGGCGCTGCGGCCGGCGTGTTTCTCGCGCGCGACCTCTCCGGACGCTTGCTCGTCACCAGTGCGCGCGCATGGATCGTCGCGCCGCCGGCCATCAAGATCGGCAAAACCGTTCAAGTCTACGAATGGAAAATCGACCTAGCCGACGCCCGCACCTCATTCTTCGGGGGGCGCTAACGGATGGCGACCCGCGCGGTCAAAGACAAGGTGATAGGCGGCCATCGCTACGAGGTGACTCTGCTCGGCGCGAAGCAGGGACGTGCGATGCTCGTGCGGCTCGTGCGGCTTATGGGCCCCGCCACGGCCGGATTCATCGAAGGCACGCTGCACGCCAAGGGCGATCTGACTGTGTCGCTCGCGTCCGGCGCATCCGATGCCATTCGCGAGCTGTCGCAGCGCATCACCGAAGCCGAGTTCGCCGCCGTAAGCGACGAGCTCGCACGATTTACCGTTGTGCATATCGACCATGAGCACGCGCCGAAGCTCTTCGACGTGTTCGAAGAGCACTTCGCTGGGCGCTACGACGTGATGCTCCACTGGTTTGGGTTTGCGCTAGAGGCTAACTTCTCGAGTTTTTTCGCCGGCACCGCGAGCGGCAAGAGCACGCTTGCGGAACGGCTCAAGGGCCTGATGTCGTTACTTGCCCCATCCCCGCCGGGGTCGATTGGGACATCCACAGAGTCGCAACCAGCACCCACTACCACAGCGGCCTAACGGAGATTTTGTACGACTGGAGCCTAGACGACCTTTACGACGCTCATGCGGTGCTCGACATGTACGATGAACTAGACCGCCGCCAAGCCGCCGCAGCAAGGGACCGCCAGTGAGCGCCGTAGTCGTGCGCGAGCTCGTCGCGCAGCTCGGCCTAACGGTCGACGAAGCGGCGTTCAAGAAAGCCGACGCCGGGCTCGACCGCGTCAAGAAAGGGCTCGAAGGCGTCGACGGCAAGATGCGCGACGCCAAGGGGCGCTTTATCGGCGCCGGCCGTAGCCTCGGCGACGGCGCTGCCTCTGCCGCCGGCGCCAGTGCGAAGGCCATCGCCAAGAATGCGGGCGGGTCGAGTGGCATCGGCGCCGCCATCGGCGCGACGCTCGGCAAGTACATCGGCGGCGCGGCCGTCGTCTCCGCGATCGCCCACATGACCGAGCTGGCGAGCTCGGCCGATGAAACCAACAACGTGCTCCAGCAAGTCTTCGGGCCCGACGGCGAAGCCGAAGTGCATCAATGGGCGGAGACTGCCGCGCGCGAGATGGGTCGCTCGAAGTACGCGCTAGAAGCCAACGCCGGCGCGCTCGGCGCCATGCTCGAGCCCATGACTGGCAATGCCGCCAAAGCGCAAGAGATGTCTACGCGCTTCGCCGGGCTCGCTGTCGACCTCGCAAGCTTCTTCAATGCCACCGACGACGATGCGCTCGCCGCGCTCAAGAGCGGCATCTCGGGCGAGAGCGAGCCGCTGAAAAGGTTCGGCATCGTGATGCAAGACGCGACGCTGCAGGAGTATGCGCACAAGGAGGGCATCGAAAAGAAGTTTGCGGCCATGAGCGTCGCGGAGAAGACCGAGCTTCGATACGCGTACATCCTGAGCCAGACGACCAAAGCGCAAGGCGATGCGACACGCACCGCCGACGGCTTCGCCAACCGACAGCGCGCTCTCGGCGACTCCATTCGCGACCTCGCCACCGACATCGGAAAAAAGCTTCTGCCGGTCGCGACCAAGATGCTCGGATGGGTGCTCACTGGCATCAAGAAACTCGCCGAGCTCACGAAGACAACTCACGTGCTCAAGGCGGCGATGGTCGTGCTTGGCGTCGTGCTGCTCTCGGCCTTCGGACCCGCGGCGCTGGCGATTGGCATCGTCGCCGCTCAGATGCTTCTGCTCGTCGGCATCGTCGAAGACCTCATGGGGTGGTTCGACGGCGACGACTCGGCCTTCGGTGACCTGCTCGACGGCCTATTCGGCGACGGCAGCTCGGCGAAGGCCCTCGCGGCGTTCAAGGAAGCGCTCGGCGCGGCGGAGGTCGCTTGGACGTCGTTTACGCGCGCGGTCAAAAACTTCCCTTGGGAAGATACCTTCCAACGCTACGACCGCCGGCTGCGGGTGTTTGGCGAGACGCTCAAGCTACTCGCGAAGCAGTGGCGCTACTTCTTTGGCGCCACCTACGAGAAGCCGATCACCGACGAAGAGTCGCAAGACATCGCCGCCGAGTCGGAAGAAGCGGCCGCCGCCGGCGAGCGTCGACTGCGCTTCGATGCCGCGCGCGCCAAGCGCCTGCAGCGCGAAGCCGAACAGCGCGCCGCTGCGCAGCGCCAGCTCGAAGCCGAAGCCACGGAAAACATGGGGCGCCCAGACCTCGCCTACTCCAACCCCTTCGCCACGTATGCCGGCGGTGCATCCATGTCGGCGCCGCTCCCCCCACCGGCAACCGGCGCGACCGTCAACCAACCGCTCAACATCACCAACATCCTGCCGCCTAACGCGAACGTGACCGACTTCACGCGCGCGCAGCAACGCGCAGCCGACATCCAACTGCGCCGCGCTCAAGACGCGCTCGGCCGCACGGCGCCATAGGGGGACACATGGCGGACGCCTATCAACGCGAAGTCACCCACCTGCAAATCGACCGCATATGGATCGATTGCAGCATCCGCGAGAGCCACGGCATGAGTGCGCAGTGCACACAGTTTCCGGTCGAGGATGGGCCCAACGTGAGCGACCACGTGCGCACGTCGCCCGAGACGCTACACCTCGAAGGCATCGTCACCAATACGCCCCTCACCGCGCCGAAGTCGCACACCGAAGGGCTCGTCTTCGACGACAAGTCGAGCTACGCGCTGCGCGATGCGCACGGCCAGAAAATCACGACGACGTTCGACCAGTACGTCTCGCAGACCATCGAAGGCGAGCCAGTCGGTGCGTGGTTAAGCGTGCTGCCGTTCGTAGGCCAGGCATCTGACCTCACACGCCGCGGCTCGGACCCGAGATGGCCGAAAATCAAGCTCGCCATGGAGCGCTCGCAGCCGCGCAACATCCTCAACAACCTCGCCATGACCGCGCCCCAGATGCTCGTCTCGCCCGCTGCAGCCCGCGGCGGCGACCCGAGCGCTTCCGCCTCTGTCGACCGCGTCGGCGCTGTGGCGGCCGCGCTGCGCGACTCGTTCGCGCGCCGCAGACCCGTGCAGGTCGTCACCGCTTACCGGGTCTATCAGAACGCCGTTATGGTCGAGCTGTCGGTCACCCGTGACGCGTCCGGCTCACGCAACGCACTCATGTTCACGGCGCAATGTCAGATGGTCAACGTCGTCGGCGTGACCTATGGCACGCCGTTGCCGGCACAAGTCCGCGCGACGCCGGCCAAAGCCAAGGGGACGCAAAACACCGTACCCACCAAGCCCGGGGAAATCTCGCCCGAGCAGAAGAAGAAGACGACGCTCTTCAAGCAGGGATTGACCGCCCTACGCGAAAAGCTCGAAGGACTCGCAACCACACCCTAACCCAATGGCAAGCATTCGCATCGTCACGACGCCCGACGTCGACTCGACCCAGCGCGTGCAACTCAGCGGCTCGAGCTACGCGCTGCGCATCGTCTGGAGCCAGCGCGGCGCATGCTTCCACATGCATGTGTCTGACAGCGCTGGCGTCCCGCTGATTGTCGGCGTGCGCATGGTCACCCTGTATCCGCTGCTCGACAGATACCACTACAACACGGCGCTACCGCCGGGCGACCTCTGGTTTCTCGACATGCGCGACGTCGGCGCGAAGCCTACGCTCGCCGAGATGGGTGAGCGGTTTCGGCTTTACTACGTCACAGACGACACGTGGTGACGCATGTCCGACCAGACCGTCATACCGGCAGACGCGCTCTTCGACCGCACCTATTCGCTGCAGGTCGAAGACATGGTGATTACCGAGCTCAACATTCAGTTCAACGTCAAGCGCTCGCTGTCGGCCAAAATCTCGGGACGCTGTGACCTCACCATTCACAACCTCTCCGAAGAGACGCGCAAGCGGCTGCATGCGATGCGCGAAGTCTTCGTGTCGCTCGAAGCAGGCTACACCGAAACCGGTCTCAGTCTCATCTTTCGCGGCGACCTCGCCGAAGCTTGGAGCGCGCGGGAAAACACCGAATGGACAACCACCATCACCAGCGACGACGGCGGGCGCAAGAAGAAGAGCGCGCGCGTGCAGCGCAACTACGTGCCCGGCACCTCGCTCGCGAAGATTATCACCGACATCGCTGCAGCCATGCACGTCGGCGCGGGCAACGTCGCGAGCGTCGCCGACGCTGCACGCTACTGGAAAACAGGTCAAGCCTCGGTCGGCAAAGGCATCACCACCAGTGGCGCCGCCGTGGCGCAGCTAGACCGCATCACGCGCTCGTGCGGACTGTCGTGGTCGATTCAAGATGGCGAGCTGCAGTTCCTGCCAACGCGTGACGCGGCGCTGCCGGACCCGCCTATCTTGCTGTCGCCGCACAGCGGGCTGATTGAGTCGCCAGAGCTCGGTAAGGACCAACTTGTCAAAGCGCGCACGCTCATGCTCCCGGGCTTGTATCCCGGGCGCCAGGTCGAGCTAAAGACGCGCTATGTCTCCGGCGTCTATCGCGTCGACACCGTCACCTACAAGGGCGAGTGGTTCGGCGCTTCGTGGGGCACAGAGCTCGAGCTCAGTGCGATCAAGCGCTGACACCTCTTGCGCGCAGCTCGACTCTGCCGCTACGCGCCTAGATGTCGCTCGCGACGCCAGACCTCGCCGAGCTTGTGCAGCTCGCCATCGCTTCGTCGCTCGCCGACGCACACACGGCCCTGCCGGGGCAAATCGTCGCGGTGTACACCGATGCCAACGGCCGCGGGCAAAGCGCCGACGTGCGGCCCTCGCTGCGCAACACACTGCCGACCGCCGACAACGTGGAAGGCTTCGAGCCCTACGCCGAAGAAGACCTGCCGGTCATTCTCCGTGTGCCGATCGCCTACCCGCAGGGCGGGGGTTTCGCGATCACATGGCCGCTCGCCCCGGGCGACTTCGTGCTGCTCGTGTTTGCGGAACGCTCGATTGACCAATGGCTCTCCGTGGCGTCTAAGAGTCGCCAGGTCGCCATCTCGACGGGCGACCTCGGGACACACACGCTCGACGGGGCTATCGCCCTACCGCTCGGCCCAGCGCCCTACGGTCACCTGTTGAGCACCGTTCCGACAGACGCGATAAAGCTCGGTTCCGACACGGGCAAGGCGATTTATGTCACGGCGACCGCCGTCAACCTCGGCAGCGCCGCGCCGACCGACCACGTCGCGCTCGCCAGCAAGGTCGACGCCGAGCTCGCGCGCATCGCCGCCGACCTCTCGCGGCTCACCATCGCCACCGAGACGGCCATCGGCGCTATTCCCGGCGGCGGCGCTGCCAAGACCGCTTTCGCGCTCGCCGTCGGCTCGACCGCGTTGCCCGCAACCAAGGTCCCATCCAACCCCGCCCCCGTCGGCTCGAGCGTGGTCGGCAGCGACTAAGCGGCTCGAGCCACCGGTGCATCGGTGCTCTGGCGCACCGGTGCTCTTGCGCTTCGGTCGACTCTACCTGTAAAGGCCGTCGTGACCGACCTCGCGCTCGACCCGCTCGACGGGGACATCGTCATCGCCGGCGGCGACCTGGTGCTCATCACGGGCGCCGACGCCGTCGCTCAAGACGCCAATCTGCGCGTGGCCCTATTCAAGGGCGAGTGGGCGCTGGATACCCGCGTCGGCATCGACTACCGCGCCATCTTCTTCGACCGCCGGCCGCCCGAGCAAGTCGTGCGCGCCGTCTTCGGCCAGGTCCTTAGGGAGACCGCCGGCGTCGCCACTGTCGACCGCATGCAGGTTGCTTTCGACCGCGCGACGCGCTCGCTCAACGTCTCGGCGACCGTCACCACGACCGACGGGACCGTAGTCCCGGTGTACCGCGACGTGCTCGTGACGCTCGACGGCGCCGGCGTGCCCGAAGACTCCGGAGCCCCGTCCGGCGCCACCCCGCCCAACGCGCACTTTCTAGGGGGCACCCTGTGAGCGGTCTAACCCCCGAAGGCTTCGTCGCGAAAACCGTCGACGAGATACTCGCCGAGCTTCGCCAGTCGCAGCGCTCCAACGTCGACGGCTCTCTCAACACGTCGGCGACCGGCGTCATCGCCAACTTGAACATGGCCTTCGCCCTCGAGCTCGCCGCGTGCTGGGAGGCGATCGCCGAAGTCTACGACGCGCACGACCCGGTGAGCGCCGAAGGCATCGCCGCCGACGCCAACGGCTCGCTCGTCGGCGTGCCGCGGCGCCCGGCGACCAAAGCCCTCACGACGCTACACCTCACCATGGCGCCGAACACGCTCGTACCCTCGGGTAGCGTCGTGTCGGACCCAGCGCGCCCTACAGTGCGCTTCGTGACGCTCGTCGACGCGCTCACCTCGACCACGTCGACAAGCGTCGACGTCGCTGCAGCCGCGGAGACGGCCGGCGTGCTCACTGCCGGCGCCGACACGCTTACCAAGATCGAAAGCCCGGCATCGGGTTGGACGGCTGTCACAAACCCAGCCACGGCCATCCCGGGGCAAGACGTCGAGACCGACGAAGAGTACCGCATTCGCCAAGCCGAGCTGCGCGCGACAAGCGAAGGCTCGACGCTCTCCGGCATCGTCGCCGACGTGCGGCTGCTCCCGAACGTCATCACGGCCGCCGGCTACGAAAACACCAGCGACGTGGTCGTCAACTCACTGCCGCCTCACAGTTTCGAAATCGTCGTCTCGGGCGGCACCGACAGCGTCATCGCGCAATCCATCTGGCGCAACAAGCCCGCGGGTATCGAGACCTACGGCACGACCACAGTGACCATCACTGACAGTGAAGGCATCACGCACGACGTGCGCTTCTCTCGCCCAGTGACGAAGATCGTCAACGTCAACTACGCCGCAACCGTCGACGCGAGCTACGTCGCCGGCAGCATCCGCTCGACGCTCGAGCAAGCCAGCGTCGACGTCACGAGCCCGGCGCACTTCGCCATCGGCGCGCCCGTCTATCTCGTTCGGCTGCTCGCTATCGCCTCCGAAGTGCGCGGCGTCGTCAACGTCACGCTCGACATCGCGCTCGCGCCGGCGGTGCCACCGGATGCCATCCCGACCTCGCCAGACAACGTGCTGCCGATTAACTCGCGAGAGGTCGCGACGTTCACCGGCGCCAGCTGGGTCGGTCCGTGACGCTCACGCACAACCCGCAAGTCGTCGCACAAGGGCAAGCGTTGCCCATCTACGACTTGCGCACCCCGAAGTTTCTCGCACTGCTCGGCACCTATCTCGAGCAGATTCAACAGCTCGAAGACGCCATCTACGACGTGTTCGTCGGCACCATGTTGCCCGGCGCCGAAGGCGATGCGCTCGACATGCTCGGCGAGCTCGTCGGGCAACCACGCGCCGGACGCGACGACGAGACGTACAAGATATGGATATCTGCGCGCGTGCTGCTCAACGCCTCGAGCGGCCGGCCGCCTGACATCCTCGGCATCGCTCGCACCATCATGCCGGCGAGCGGCACTGTCATCCTGACCGAGTACTTCCCCGGCGCGTTCAAGCTCGAGCTCATCGGTCTGCCGCCGGACACCACCGCCGTGCAGCTGCACGACCTGTTCAATGAGGCGAAAGCTGCCGGCGTGCGCATTGACGTCACGTACTCGGCCTTCCCTGTCGGCGAGCAGTTCACGCTCGGCGGCGTCGCGTTCACACCCGACATCAACGTATTTCAGGGCTTTTCAGACGTCTCGCAAACGACCGGCGGCGCGCTCGCCGGTGTGGTGTAGCTATGGCAATCACACTCACGTTCGACCAACCCGACGCCGGCATTCCCGCTGGCGCTGTCGACCGCGGCCGCACTGACATCAAGAGCACCGGTGCCATCGCTGCGACGCGCGCGTACCCAGTGACGATTACGGTCGGCTCGATTCCCACCGGCGCACTCGTCGACGTCGTGCTGCTCGACGAGCCGCCCAACTCTAACCCGCTGCTCACCGAGCTCGCGCCCGAGACCTGGACGCTCGAGTACGATGTCGGCTGTTGGGGCCCTTTCCGTGTGCGCGTGACAGCGACCGCGAGCGGCGAAGTCGTGTCGTCTGTCACGCGGCGGATAAGCATCCGCTCGCCCGGCTACCACATCGACTACCCGGGGCTCGCCGAGCGCTACGACCCGAACGCGACGTTAGTTCCCACTGTGCCCTCGGTCGAGCAGACCGAGATGAACGAAGGGTCAACGAATCGGCCCCTTGTCGACTTTCACCGGCAGATGGTCGAAGCCATCGAGACCGGTGGCAGCGGCGGCGGCGGCGTCATCCCGGATGGCAGCATCACCGAAGACAAGCTCGCGCCCGAGCTGTCAGACAACCTCTTGCGCGCCGACGGGACGATACCGTTTACCGGCAACCAGGACGCCGCCGGGCACATCATCCACAACGTCGGCACACCGCTGCTACCAGACGACGCCGTGCCGCTTGCGACCGTGCTCGCTGCAGTCAACCGCGCCGGAACGCGCACGCCGTGTCGACTCGTCGCGACGACGCCTATCACGGCGTCGAATACGCAAGTCATCGACTCGATAGCCACGGTCAACGGCGACCGTGTCTTGCTCACCGCGCAGGCATCGGCCGCGGCCAACGGCATCTACATCGCGAACGACGCCGGCGCATGGGTGCGCAGCACCGACGCGGACTCGAGCGAGGAGCTGCTTCCGGGCATGGTGATATTTATCACCGCCGGCACCGTCAATGCAGACAGCGGGTGGATACTCTCGACCGACGCACCCATCGCGCTCGGCACCTCGCCGCTCACGTTCACCCGCTTTACGGGTGCGTCGCAGGTAGTCGCCGGTGCCGGTCTGACGAAGACCGCCAACTCGCTCGACGTCGTCGCGCACGCCGACGGGTCCGTTGTCGTGTCTGCCGACGCCGTGCAGGTCGGCACGCTCGCAACCGATGCCCAGCACGGGGCCCGCGGCGGCGGCACCCAGCACGCCGCAGCAACGCCGAGCGTGCCCGGATTCATCTCCGCCGCGGACAAGACAAAACTCGACGGCGTTGCCAGCTCGGCGGCCGCGCTCACGAGCTCGGCGCCGGCCAACGTCGGCACGACCGCAGCTGTCGGCGTCGGCACGACTGCCGCTCGAAGCGACCACGTGCACGCGCACGCCGCGCAGACCGACGGCACGCTGCACGCCCCGGCGACCACATCCGCGGCCGGATTCCTCTCGGCCGGCGACAAGACAAAACTCGACGGCGTCTCGAGCGGCGCTGCGGCGCTCGCGAGCACGGCGCCGGCGGCCGTTGCGTTCTCGGGCTCGGTCGGCGTCGGCACGACAGCGGCTCGAGCCGACCACGTGCACGCGCACGCCGCGCAGACCGACGGCACGCTGCACGCCCCGGCGACCACATCCGTGGCCGGATTCCTCTCGGCCGGCGACAAGACAAAACTCGACGGCGTCTCGAGCGGCGCCGCGGCGCTCACGGCGACCGCGCCGACGCAAATCACTGTCACGACCGCCGCTGTCGGCGTCGAGACGGCCGCAGCCAGGGGCGACCACGTGCACAGCGTCTCGACGGGAGCGCCGTCGGCGCTCGCCGTCGCCGGCGCGCAGAGCACAGGCTCGGCCACGTCGCTCGCGCGAAGCGACCACCAGCACGCGATGCCGGACGTCGCAACGGCCAGCGTCCCGGGCTTTCTCAGCGCGGCCGACAAAACCAAACTCGACGGCATCGCAGCGGCCGCCGCGGCTCTCACGAGCACGGCGCCGGTCAACGTCGACAACGCGACCAACGCCGTCGGCGTCGGCACGACCGCTGCGCGGCACGACCATCGGCACACCGTGAGCATCGGCACGCCCGTCGCGCTCACGGTCGGCGGCGCCAACGCGCAAGGCTCGGCAACGTCGCTTGTCCGCAGCGACCACACGCACGCCATGCC